GCCAAGCACGAACTTCGACCGTGCTTAGTGCTAAGATTTCGCCGATCGGCCTTTTCAGTTCTAATGCTAAAAAGAATAAGAACTGAAGTTCCTGATCGGCCTTTAGTTTCCCAATCCTTCTTCGATCGTGCGAGCAGTATCAGGATCATTCATCTCTGACATCACACGCATAATGATTGCTGGATCTACGAAACGCATTAGGTCTGGTTTGTCGGCTTTAGCAAAGATTGGGCTGCCATCAGCATCTAAGGCACGCATAATCAGTGATTCTACTAAGGCCTCTACGGTCTTACCTGCGGCGGTAAGTTCTACGATCTTTGATTCTTGTTGGAAACTGGTAGCGGCTTTATACCAAATCTCACATTTCCATTCCGGCACTTGAATAGGGCCCTTCAATCCGCCGGCCAAAACATCTTTGAAGTGGGCCTTTGCGGCCGCCATTACATTAGGGTTGCTCATCGTTTATATCTCCTTGTGATTTTTTCGATGCTGGGTTCAATAAACCCATCAGGTGCCTGCTTACTATATCCTTCTTCTAATCGAGGAACATATGGCAGGCTATTAGTAGTTATCACTTTATCAAAATCCGCCTCTGAAACCTTTTCGGGTTTCTTCCAAGCACGACTGGCTGCTCCAGATCTCTTGGGTGTGGTCTTGACTATTTCGAGATATAAATCACGGTTAAAGGCATTGAGATCGTGGATCATTTCCGATCTCAATACCCTCATTGTATTCTTTGAGTCTCTGCTCATATAGGTAGGGGCCGAAGCCCCTTCCATTAGTCGTTAGTAGTCAATGTCCCGTTTCCAACTACGGTGAATGATACTTCTACCAATCCATCATAACTGGAACTCGTGGTCAGTTGGCTGATTACGCCAGTGCCGACAAAACTGCTGGCTGTTTCGCCGCTATCAGGATAGCAAGTGAAAGCAATGGCCCAACCTACTTCAAGGTCATCCATTGCTCCATCTGCTGAGTCCCAAAGCACGGTAAAACTGGCACTCCACGATCTGGACAAGGTATAAGCCTGAGTCCAGTCGTCAAAGTTGCCCATTGCCGCAGTATCAACGGTCTGGATATTTGCGTTTGCGTCAATGCTCCAACTACGTAGATATAGTAGAGCCGCTTGGCTACCGGCTGCTGTGGCAGCATCGGCGGCACCAAAACTTGTCTCTAAGTCTATCTTTAGTTGTCCATTGCGTCCAGATCGTGCTGCCATCTCAGTCTCCTATTAGGATGCTGTCACGCCAGCGATCAAATCATCGCGACCATTGAATGTTGCGGAACACTCGATCAAACCATCATAGGTAGCACTACGACTGATCGATGTGATCATTGCCTTGCCACCATAGATCTGGCTGCTGGCACCATCATCGCCTTCTGGGAAGATTGCGATATTGACGGTATTACCGGCTACAAACTGAGCGTCAAACGCCACATCTGTATCTGCTGGATCATAGATAAAGTCTGCCGATGCTGTCCAAGATTTGAAACTTGGGATAACATCACGGAAAATAAAGCCAGTTGCTGTATTGTCCATTACCGTAGTGTCTAATGTATCTACGGTTTCTTCCAAACTCCAACCACGCAAAGATCCTAATAGGCTTGTTCCAACTGCGCTGTTCAGTGTTGCCACATTACCAACGGTAGTAGGATTGCCAAGATCTGTAGTTGGAAGTTCGATTTTGATTTCGCCTCCACGGCCTGCTGTTGCTGCCATCTTAAACTCCTTATTATATGTTTATGGGTTGCCTTTTGTATAGAAATACTGGACTTGGAAGATAAGGTTCATACTTGCGTATGGTGCGGTATCTGTGCCTGTCTCGATCTCTACAAGTTGCGTATCGATTGCCTGACCACCTCTGGTGGTATCAACTTCCAATAACTCCTCGATCTTTTCAATCAAATCGTTGCGTTGGCTGTCGGCCTGTGCGCTTGAGCCGATCCATACACTCATATTTACACTCATAGTAGCCTGCCTTTGTTGGGCAGACCCCATTTGTGTGATACTCTCACGAATCTCACTGCCCGATTCAACTATTACAGCAGGGAAAGCAGTTTTAGCCAAATCTTGTAGTTCAAGCCCAGGGTCTCTCGACACCGTTCCTAACCGAATCGTTTGTTGATTCTTGAGAGTCTCAACAATATCTTGTATGATCAACTCGCGCTTACTGCTCATCGATACATCCTATCTTGTGCGACTGCGTATTTCTCGCCTTCGCTAACCGTGCCGTCATCGTTATAATCATACTCAACACCAGCACCAAGTTGTAGATTGAACTCTTCGTCAAAGCGGTTAGCATAGAAGTTGAGTTGTTCTCTAAAACTATCGCCTTCTGGGCGGAAGGTGCTTAGTTTAGGTAGGATATAACAAGCCAGTGCTCGATAGCAAGTGGCACGCTGCCATTGAGATTCAGTCAATAGTGCTGGGTTATAGACAGGAGCAATAGGAGCAGAACGATATTTGGTGTTCTGACTAAACTCCTTGTTAAACCAACGGCTCTTGATCAAGGTCTCAACATCGCTTTGTGCTTGCGAGAGTTCAGCGGTCCAATCAGCCACACCGTGATCCATCGCGGTAGGGTAGATATCGACCAAATCCTCATTTGTAGCAAAAGACATATTCTTCCTTGTTTATGGGTTGGGGGCCCGAGCCCCCGTTTAAGCATTAAAGAATGCTGGAATCGTAGTTCAAGCCTACGCCGTGAGCGGCGTATAGAGTGCCTACGCCATAAACAGCGGTAGCAACGAGTTCATCGGCACGCAAACTTGCGTCGCGTTGTGTTTCGATGCGGATGTCGCTCATTAGAGCAAGACCGATCGCATCACGGTGGAACACAGCACCCATATAGTCGCCAGCATTGCCAGTGTTAGCAAAGTTGCTGGTCTCATATACAGGAACACCAGCCAACATACCAACATAACCAGATGCCAATGCTTCGTTGGCGATTAGGTTAGGATTAGCGTTAGCAAATGTGTTTGTTAGGTTAGCCTTTAGGTCATAAGCGATTGCTGGGTGTAGAACACAAGCAAGATCACCACCGGCAACGCCAGCACTACGTAGTGTGGCAACTGCTTGGAATACCTTGGCAGCGGTGATAGCGGTTGTGCCATCGCCGATTGCTGTGAAGTCCAAGAACTTAGCGGTTAGGTCCTTGTCAATCTTGTTAGCGATTGCTTGGCCGAATAAACGACCTACATCGGCAACAACATTGCTGGCAGATGCCATACGAGCCAAGTCAGTAACGGTGGTCATAATACCAACTTCGCTAACGGTCAATGTAGCACCAGAAGTGCTGATTGCTGTGTTAGTTAGGTCAGTGCCTTCGCTTACGCCGGCTGCTGTTTGACCAGGATAGATAGGAACGGTTACGGTCTTACCTTGTGCTGGGCCAAGTGCGTAGTTGCGAACAAGATTACGCATAATCGATTGTTCTTGAGCAACGAATAGTGCTTCTGCGACGATCTGTGGCAACAGGTCGTTCAGTGTGGTTGTGGTGCTTTCATTAGCCATCTCAAAACTCCTTTAGTTTTATTTTATTCCGGCCTGCTTACGATATTCTTTGTAGCGGGCTCGGTGCTCTGGATTACTCATATCCAGACTTGTTATATCAAACTTGGGAATACCAGCCCCATTGCTGGTCCCAGTCCTTGTGCCTGTGCCTGCGGGCGATGCTGCCACGAAGTAAGGGTTTGTGCTCAAGAACTCTTCTACAAGTTCTCCAACGGTCAAAGGTTGTGCCCTATCTGCGTTGTAGCGTGTCTTACCTTTATCATCGACAATCTCCACTGAACCTTCTGCGGTAAGTTTGATTTGGTTGCGAAGCAGGGCGGCAACCTTATCGGGTGCTACTGCTTTTCTCGCTGATGCCTCACTAATGAGACTACCATCAATCTTGATCGTTTCGAGTTCTCTGGTTAAAGCCGCGATCTTGGCTTCACTGGCAGTTTTAACTTGATTGAGCACCTTGTCAAAGTCCTGGCGTTTTAGTGCCTGTTCTTGTTCCTGTTGCTCTTTCAGCGTTTTGAGTTGCTTGTATTCTTCGACATCAATGCCGGAATAACGCTTCTCAACCGAGGCCAGGCGTTTTGTGATAATGGCATCTAACTCTGCTTGAGTAAATGTCTTCTCACTAACCGGGTTTGATGTGTTTGTTGTGGTAGCACTTGGATTTTGGAGCCCGTCTCCATTATCTGCTGCTTGACCTATGTTTGTGTCGCTCATAGTCGCGTTTTCTCCTAAGTTGATAAGGTGCTTGTCACCTGTAGTTTATTTATGACCCGAACTTAGGTGCCTTCTATCTCGTGGCGTAGTTCGTCAATGGTCTCTACTTCCACTTCTGGATGTAGGGCCAGGATCTCTGCGTTGCTGTAGCCTTGACGAATCAATGCTTCAACTCCGGCAATCTGTTGTTCTTCTTCTTCACCTAATGTAGGTTGTGTTTCACCTGGGGTCATTGCTCCTCGATCTCCATCAGGATCGGTGGCAGTGATGGTCTGTTGGATTGTTTCTATTAGTTCATCATCATCTAATGTGATAGCAACAATCTGCTTCTTTGCCTCTGCTTGGTATAGCGGATTATCGACGAGCGATATGCCAGTTTGTAATCTATTGAGTTCTCTATCTCGGTCGTGTAGATTAAACTCTTTCTCATAGCAAATCTCAAAATCTTCAGGCAGAGAGACTTGATTCCAATCGAAGAATAACTTCCAAATCTTGTATTCAATACGCTCTAGGCTTGCTGCCATATTGTTTAGTTTGGCATTTAAGGTAGCCTGTTCGGTTTCCATAGCAAGACCACTTAAAGTTCTTTGACCACGCACACTGCTTAAATGTGTAATACGATCAATGCTTTCGATGTGATGACGGATACTGGCTAAAATGCTATCAACGGTGCTGGCACTGGGTTGTAGCAAGTAGGGCTTCATATCGCCAGGCAAGTTCTCTGGCATATTGATAATAGCACCTGCTCCGGCTGCTGCCTGCGTGTCTGCTGTTTTGACAAGGCTTGGGTGGCTGTTTATGCGAATGCTCTGCTCAAGTTCCGATCCCAAGTTGTAAATGGCACGCTGTAGATCTGCCACTGCTTCAATCTCTGGTGTGCTACCAATGCCACGCTCTTTCTTCTTACCGATTGTGGCAGCAAATACAGGCACACGGCCCAAGGGATTGATATATTCGATACTGCGTAGAATATTCTGATAATCTACTACAATGCTATCTGTAGGTAGTGTGCCCACATCGGCGGTCACGGTCATCACTGACACAGCATTGACCATACTACGCTTACACCAATATTCATAGACTATTTCTGGTGTCCAAACTTTGATGACATCGTATTCTTCATTGCGTTCTTCTAATATCTTTACATAGACCAACTCATAGCGGCCTGTGGCTGTGCGCTCATACTTCCAGTCCAAGACACGCAACGGATCATACATTGTCACATAAGGACGAATGCCCAAGGCGATTTCTTCAGCACGGGTCTGTGCGCGATAACTGGGTTTATCAACACAGATCCAAACACTACCATAGGTCAATAACATATCGTTGGCATCACGCATAAAGTCATTGAGGTCTGTTTCATCTAAATCACAATCTTCGATGAACTCGTCGGCCATATACTGCTCACCAGCCAATCCCAATGTGCGTTCTGGCGTAGTTTTGAATAGTTGGCTACGATAGATGCTGATAACACTACCTACTTGATTGTCTAAACTGGTGTTTAACAAACGTTGATAGTATTGGTTGCCAGGGCTGTTGTCTTCGCCCAGGTATTTGCGTAGGTATCCAGCGGATCTATAGTCGCGACCACCAGCGGCACTGCGGCCCAAGTAGTCCCATAGTCTTGCGTTGTCGGCGTATGCTGGGTGTGTTTCTTTTATCTGATCTAACG